TCTTTGGTGTATTAACAGCTATAGGTGGAGGCGGCGGGGGTCATTATAGCAATAATAATGGAAGAGCTGGGGGATCCGGTGGAGGTGGTGGAGGAGCTGAAACAGTTACATATGGTCTTGTAAGTCAAGGTGGATCTGGAACTCCTGGCCAGGGACATAATGGAGGTCGTGGCGGAGGAAGGCCGACTAGCCAGTATAATCCAGGCGGCGGCGGTGGTGGAGCGGGTGAACCTGGATATAATTTTGAAACCTTTGTAAGATTGGGTGGAAAGGGTGGAGATGGATTGCCCTTCAATATTTCTGGAAGATTTCAATATTACGGCGGTGGAGGAGGAGGGCATACCGATGGAAGAGATGGACTTAATTCAACATCATTTGGAGGAAAAGGTGGTGGGGGACGTGGTGGAAACTATGCTACTCCAAGAAGAGGTTTGAATGGAGCTCCCAACACAGGTGGAGGAGGTGGCGGTTCTTATGGTACAAGTGCAGGATATGAGTGTGGTACCGGAGGTTCTGGAGTAGTAATAGTTAGATATCTTGGCGCACAAAAAGCCACGGGTGGTAATACAATTACCAATGTAGATGGATATACAATTCACACATTTACTTCTGGAAGTTCAACTTTTACTCCACTTAGCGCACCAGCAAATAGTGGGACAATTTATGGCAATAATGATTTAAGTTCAAATTTTCATTCTGCACTTGCATACGGATCTCCAACATATAACACTGCAAATGGTGGAAATATTAACTATAATGGATCAAATTACCTAGAAATAAAACATACAGAATTGTTAAAACCATCTACAGGAAAAATAACAGTTATTGCATGGTTTAATGCGGCCGTGGTGGGAAATGAAAATGTACCAATTATATTCAATAAAGAAGATGAATATGAAGTTGCTGCCGGTGGTGGTTGGGTAAGTATGGCTATTCGTCCAGATTGGAATTGGAGAAGAATCGCACCAATTAATATTAATCAATGGTATTGTGTTGCAGTTTCTCATGATGGAGTTAATCAAAGAGGATATCTTAATGCTGTAAATACATATACAAATCCCGTCGGCGGTGAAGTTGGAGCAAGTTATGCAAATGATTTAAGAATTGGTGCAAGAAATGCACCGAATGCTGCATCATCTCTTTTTACTGGAATTATAGGTCCTATTCAAATTTACAATAGAGCATTAACACAATCAGAAATTACCCAAAATTTTAATGCACTCAGAGGGAGGTTTGGAATCTAATGGCTAATTCAGATAAGAATATTCTAATAACTCCCAATAAAAATGCTGCTGGAATACCACAAATTGCTTTAACTGGTTTTGGTGCATCTACTATTTCTATAGTGCCCAGTGATGACACCACAGGTAAAGTAAATTTTGCAAGTAGTGGATCATCAGTATTTTCTATAGATACAAATATCAATGTTGGAAATTTATTTGATGTATCAAATAATCAAAATATTCCAATTATAGAAATAAGTGATACTAAAACAAAAATTGGTGCAGCAGAAAGTAAAGTGATTGTTCGGGGAGATGGATTAGTATTATCTTCAGTTGGAACTACATCTCTTCCATTGACTTCAGTTGAAGGTACAATAACTTATGATGATAATCATAAAACTTTAAAAGTATATAATGGGACTATTTGGGTTCCTGTTGGTGGATTAAAAAGTGGATTAACTGCCGATACGGCAGCAGAATCAACAGAACAGCTAATTGCAGATTATCCAGATTCTCCTACAGGATTTTATTGGATATTAGTAGATAATATTCCATATTTATTTTGGGTAGATATGGTCTATGAAGGTGGTGGTTGGATTTTAGTTTTAAATAACAGAATTAATACTAGTGGAATGAACAGTCTAAATTATAGCTCTGCTACTCAAAGAGTCGTAAATTATAGAGGAAGTTATGCCACTTTCCCTACAAGTAGACCAGATAGTTTTAATCTTTTTGTTGGTTTAGATGCATGGATAAAACTAGCTAATGCAAACTTCAGTTCAACAAATAGAGTTTGCGAAATAGTGGCAGGATCATACCAACCACTTGGTGCAGTTCATGCACACACAAAAAGAGCAAGTTGGAACTGGACTGGTTGGAGCGGCACTTATGCTTGGCAAGGAGTGAGTGGAGATAAAATTGAGTTAGGTGGATCTCTACCAGGATTATACACATATCATATTGCAAATGGATTCTCTTTAACAACCTTTGATGTAGACCAAGATGTTTTTGGAGCAAATTGTTCCACTTCATACTCAAATCAACCTTGGTGGTATGGTGCTTGTTGGAGTGGTAGTGCCTGGGGAGGAACTGGACATCAAGATGCATGGTATTGGGATAGTTCCACTAGTGACTATCATAGTTATGGAGCACTTTATGTTAGATAAAAAACATGGAAAATTTTAAAAAAGATTCAAATAAATTAAAAATTTTAAAATCAGACGAAGTTTATAAACTAGTTTGGATGAATGGAGATGAAATTATTTTAAAAGAAAAATATTTAATTTGTTTTGACGAAAATAATAATCCTATAAATTTTGATTTAACTGATATTATTAATCACAAAAAATATTGTTGTTTGAACATTAACGATGAAAATTTTGAAATAGTTGAAGAAGAAAATTTTAGTTTTATTATTGGTGTAAATGATGCAATAAATGATTTAAGACCCGGTGCAAAATATCAACTAGAAAATAAAACATTTACTTATTGGGAACATAATTCTCAACCACCATCTTGGAAAGAAATTTCTCTTCATATCAAAAAAATGCAAGAAGAATTGGATGCAAACTAGTTTAATTTTACTTTAATTTATAAATACCTCTAGAAGACTAGGGGTATTTTTTATGGCGCAACCATCTAGTAGAGCGGAGTTGAAAGAATACTGCCTCAAACAACTAGGAAAGCCAGTTTTAGAAATAAATGTAGATGATGACCAGATTGATAATCTGATGGATGATGCTATCCAATATTTTCATGAAAGACATTTTGATGGAATTGAGAGAGTTTATTTGAAGCATAAATTACAACCAGGAGAAAAAGAAATAATCCGTTCTGGAATTCAGACTACAACAGGAAGTTCGAATGTAGGTATATCTACAGTAAGGTGGGAAGAGGCAACAAATTTCTTAAAATTACCAGATACAATTATCGGTGTTAATAGTGTTTTTAAGGTAGATTCAAGTACTATTTCCAGTGGTCTTTTTAATATTAAATATCAGATTTTCTTGAATGACTTGTACTATTATGGTGCATTAGACCTTCTAAACTATGCGATGGTTAAAACTCATCTTGAGGACATTAGTAGAATTTTAACTCCAGATGTTCAATTAAGATTTAATAAAAAACAACATCGTTTATATCTTGACATTGACTGGGCACAGGTAGATGAAGATAGTTATATTGTTCTAGATTGCTATAGAATTGTAAACCCAGCAGATTTTCCAAAAATTTATAATGATTTTTGGTTAAAGAGATACCTCACTGCACTTATCAAAAGACAGTGGGGAATAAATATGAGTAAGTTTAATGGAGTCCAACTGCCAGGAGGGATTACATTAAATGGAAGACAGTTGTATGAAGATGCAATACGAGAGTTAGAAGATATTGAGCAAAAACTCAAGTCAGAATATGAAATGCCACCTCTAGATATGATTGGTTGATATGTCACCACTAAATCCCTATTTTTTACAAGGTTCACCAAGTGAACAGAGACTTGTTCAAGATTTAATTAACGAGCAATTGTCAATTTATGGACAAGATGTTCTTTATATGCCAAGAAAAATTATCAATGAAAAAAAGATAATCAAAGAAATTATTGTCTCAAAATTTGATGATAGTTTTAGATTGGAGGCATATATTTCAACTTTTAATGGATTTGGGGGAAATGGAGACATCCTTTCCAAGTTTGGTGTAAGAAGCACAGATGAAATTACTTTTGTAATTTCAAGAGAACGTTATGAAGATTTTATTACACCCAAATTAGGCATTTTTAGAAACCCAAATGTTAAATTAAAAGACAGACCAGAAGAAGGTGATTTAATTTACTTACCACTAGATAATGCATTATTTGAAATTAAATATGTAGAGGCAAAAACTCCTTTTTACCAATTGAATAATTTATACGTCTATGAACTAAGATGTGAACTCTTTGAATATGAAGATGAAATTATTGACACTGACATTGATGAGGTAGATGAGAGTGTGAAAGATTTTGGTTATATTGCAACTATTCAGATGGTTGGAACTGCGGCATCAACTGCAACTGCTACTACAAGATTAGCATCTACACTAATTCAAGGTGCAAGTGGAAGGTCAGTTTCTTATATTGACATAATTAATGGAGGAAGTGGATATAAATCAGCACCTATTGTAGATATTGATAATCCAGTTGGAACTGGGGTCACTGCAACTGCTGTTGCAATCTTAGGTAGAGGTTCAGTCAGCAGAGTTTTAGTTACTAATCCAGGAATTGGATATACAGTTCCACCAAGAGTTACCTTTATATCCAATAGTCAATTTGGTTCTGGTGCAATCGCAACTTCATTACTAAGTTCCGGTGCCATTGGTCCAATTCAAGTTGTTTCTGGTGGTGTTGGTTATTCTACTGCTCCTATTGTTACAATTTCTGCACCTGCTGGTATTGGAACACAAGTGGCAAGAGCAGAGGCAATATTGAATTCTTCTGGTATTGTAACTTCAATCAGAATTACTAATTCTGGTGCAGGATATGCGTCAACTCCTTCAGTTACAATATCCTCTCCAATTGGAATTGCAACTGGTGACTATGAATTTAACGAGGTGGTTCGTGGAGTTTCTACTGGAACCAGTGCATATGTTAAGTCCTGGAATTATGATACACGAATCTTAAAAGTTTCTATTATCAATGGAAACTTTGCACTTGGAGAAGCAATTGTTGGTGCTGGAGCAAGTTATAAAGTATTGTCGATAAATGTAGATAATACCAGTGATGCATTTGCTGAAAACTTTGAAATAGAGCAACAAGCAGACCAGATTCTTGATTTCACAGAAATTAATCCTTTTGGAGAATTCTAAATATTATATAAATGTGTAATTTATTGAAATGCTTGGTAAGTACTATTATCACGAGATTATAAAAAGAACTATTGTTGCCTTTGGCACTCTATTCAATAACATTCACATCAAGCATCAAGATAGTGCTGGTGCGGATGTTAGTTTAATGAAGGTGCCAATTGCCTATGGTCCTATTCAAAAATTTCTGGCACGATTAGAAGAAAAACCAGATTTGAGAAATAGGGTAGCAATTACCTTGCCAAGAATGGCATTTGAAATGACAGATATTCAGTATGATGCATCAAGGAAAGTATCTACTGTTCAAAAATTCCAAGCAACAAAACCAAATGGTGACCCGGTTCAGGTTTACATGCCAGCACCATACAATATTTCAATTCAACTAAGCATTATCACAAAATATCAAGATGATA